GAAGTAAAAATTAAAGAGACTCCTAACTATCGCATAAGAAGACTTACACCCATAGAATGTGAAAGGCTACAAGGCTTTCCTGACAACCATACCTCTAAAGGAATCTATGATGGTGAAGTCAAGGAGATGAGTAACACCCAACGCTACAAGCAATGTGGCAATGCAGTAACTGTAGATGTCGTTTCAGCTATTGCAAATAAACTACATCCACTCTTTGAGGAATAAACATTTTTATTAACTTTGAACTATTAACTAAATTAAATAACGATGACAAAAACATCTATTGTAAAGGACATCAAGTCCGCAGGAGAACCGTACAACGGTCAGTATGGAACACTTTATGGGTTCTATGTAACATTTGAGAACGGAGACAATGGTAAGTACAACTCCAAGTCAGCAGACCAGACCAAGTTTGTAATTGGACAAGAGGCTACTTACGATTACATCCCAAGAGAGTACAACGGCAAGACCTACTACACGGTGAAACCCGTTAACCCTCAATACGCAAATGTAGCACCTTCTGGTAGTGCATCTGCTTCAAGTGGATCACATACCTCTAAAGACGAATCAATCATTCGCCAAACGGCTCTCAAGGCAGCAGCCGAGATTGGTGGAACTCCGCAAGTAGTTATTGCGAATGCTCAACTCTTTGCTGATTGGGTAATGAAGAAAGGCGCAGCCCAAGCCACTTCAACTCATCAGCAACACTTTCAAGGAAGAGAAGAACCAGTAGGTGAAGATGGTTTGCCATTCTAAAGAAAGTAATATATTAGGGGAGGGCAATGCCCTCCCTTTTTTAACTAAAACACCCTATGTCTAAAATATCTTATGCCGATGTCTTTGGTAAACTTGACGATGTCCGAATGGGCAAAGTGAAGGAAGGACTAAAGTTCGGTCAATGGAATCTGGATTCGCACCTACGATTCAAACGAGGCAACTTCAATGTTGTATTAGGACACGCAAATGTTGGGAAGACCTCCGTGATGTTGTACCTAATGTTACTCCAAACAATAGTCAACGATATTAAGTGGCTTGTATTCAGTTCCGAGAACACTCCAGTATCAATAGCAAAGAAACTATCCGAGTTCTTCTTGGGTAAACCCATTAACAAAATAGATGAAGACGAGTTCCAGATGGCTCTTGATTTAGTACAACGCTACTTCATTATCATTGACACCGATAAGAAGATGTACACTTACAAGGACTTGATTGAGGAAGCTACTGACATCTACCACGAAGAGGGCTTTGATGGTTTTTTAATTGACCCCTACAATTCTTTAGTGAAGGACAAAGAGATGTTCAAAACACTTGGAGGTCACGAATATGATTACGAAGTTAGTACCCACTTTAGGAATTGGGCAAAGCAACACGATGTAAGTATATGGTTGAATGCTCACGCAGTAACCAATGCTTTAAGAATGAAGCACTCCGCAGGACACGAATACGCAGGTCACCCTATGCCACCAAGTGCCGCAGACATTGAGGGCGGTGGTAAGTTTGTAAACCGAGCTGATGACTTTGTTGTTATACATCGTTATATTCAGCACCCTACGGAATGGATGTACAACCAAGTACACATACGCAAGGTGAAAGAGGTGGAGACTGGAGGTAGACCTACCCCATTAGATGAGCCTATACGCTTTAGGAGTATCCCTAACAATGTAGGCTTTGAGATTCACGGAGAGAACCTTATAGGAAAGAAAGAGAAAGAACAATCCAAAATGCCTTTTTAGATGGACAAATTAAAAGACGAAGACTACCGTTGGGTAAGAGGAGGAAGTAAGAGCATTGCTCTGCTCTGGTTGAGACAAAAGAATCAAGACTTGATGGAGATAGCAAATGCACTAAAGCCTCAAGACCCAAGCAATGAGTATGAGATGGATATCTTCATTGACCTCATTAGTATCTACTCTGCTATAGATGCCTCTATCGGTATGGTAGAAGATGTGCAGCAGATGGTATGGGCAGCAGAAGCAAAGAACGCTGACCTCAAGCTAACGATACGCAACCTTACAAGAAAGATAAACGCTTACGAAGAGCGATTTGATAACCTTAACGAACACCTCAAATGAGAGCAACCGTACTACAGTTACAAGAAGAATACGACAACTATACTACCTACCATAAGATTACAAAGACCAGAGAGCAAAGGAATGTAATGGCAAGGTTTGCTTTTATGGTAGCGGCACGAGATTTGTATACGACCCTTGAGATTGCCAGAGTAGTTAAGAAGAACCACGCAGTTGTAATACACGCAACCAAAGGACACGAGATGAACCTAAAGTTTGACAGAAACTATATGAGGTTCTTCAACCAATGTTGTGCTATAATGGACAAGCTACGAGGCTCTCAAGAAGAGGGAATTGATTGGGGCTTAACCAAGCAGAATGCCTTGCTCACGGAGCGGTTACAAAAAACACGAGAAGAATTGTCAACAACTCGTGAAAAGTTGTATCTTAAGGAGCAAGAAATCAAAGACTTACTTAAACGCTATGAACTTTGCAGTTGACATTGCCCCCCTCGCAGGGCTACTTATAGGAGTTAATTATTGGAACTCCGAGATGAATGACGATTATGAGAACCCCAAGTACCACTCCTTGCAGTTGTGCTTCGGGGTTCTTGCTATTGTAATCACTTGGGCAACAGAGAGAGAAGAATGACAGTTCTACACTTACTTGCTACAAAGCATAAAGAATGGGTCAAGATGGCTCATAGCTTTGGTGCAGGTAGTTATGCCGAAGACATTGTGCAGGAGATGTACATACGACTCAACAAGTATGTAGAAGACCCAGAGCGGATAATGTACAAGGGTGAACCTAACAAGTTGTTTGTGTGGGTTACCCTACGCAATATGGTTCGCAACCATCAAAATAAGAAAGACCTAATGGTTTACTCTGGTGATATGGTAGAGTATGACCAAGAGGAGGACTTATTTGATTACGATGAAGCCTACGGCTTTGAGAAGCTCATAGAAAAGATTTGGGAGAGTACCAGCGAATTGCATTGGTACGACAAGAAGATGTTTGAGATATACCATACAACGGATATGAGTATGAGGGACATTGAGAAGGAGACGAAGATTAGTTTATATTCCATATTTGATACATTAAAAAAGACAAAGCAATATGTCACAGAAACAAACAAAGAACACTACCAAGACTACGAGAACCAAGACTACGACAAAATCTAAAGGTTTAGGAGATGACATTGAAAAATTCACAACGGCTACAGGGATCAAGAAAGTAGTAGACACCTTTGCTGAACTCACGGGTATTGATTGTGGGTGTGATGCTCGTAAGGCAAAGCTCAATAAGTTGTTCCCCAGAAGAACACAACCGTTATGTTTAGAGGAAGGGGAGTACACGACCCTCAAGCAGTTCTTTAGTGACTTTAATGGCAACGAGGTTAAAGACATCTATCAAGAGCCATTGAGTAGAATCCACTCAAGAGTGTTCCAACACAAGTATTACATTCCTTGCTCCTGTAATCCGAGAGAATGGTCACAACACATTGCAGACCTCAAGAAGATATATGGAGAATACGAAGGTTAGTAAACTCTTACTTGTATGGCTTTGGACTCAAGGTCATAAGGTAAAGGAGTACAAAGAGGCTGAAGGCATTACAACTGTACACGGCACAGACGAGTACAAGTTTGATGTTAGCGGTAACTACGGAGGCTTTCGTGTAGAGTATACCCATAATAGATTCTCATTCTACGATGGGGACAAGAAACTAAAAGACACAGACCTGAATGAGTTCCGATAGCCTAAACACATACCTCAAGAAAGGATTGCAACAATCCGATGAAAGAACTGACCATTGCATCTCCATAGGGAAAGATGGTGAGGAGTTGTTTAAGTTTCTTACAGGAGCGGTAAAGTCCGAGTTAGAAGATGACAAGAAACACATAGATTTCTATTGGGGGGATAAGCTCGTAGATGTCAAGGGACTGAAGCCGATGCACAAGCACGGATTTATTCTTCTGGAGTTTCTTAATGTGTGGGGCTATCACGGATGGTGTGCTAAAGATTCTAAAGCAGAGTACATAGCATTCCAATTCCCAGATAGATTCTATGTGATGGAGAAGGACAAGTTGAGGTTGAAGGCTATAGAACTATGTGAGAAGTTTACCCAAGAGAATGTCACAAGAAAGAATAGGGTTAAACCTTCACAGGGTTTGTACAAGTGGATAGGAAGATTCGGTAAGCA